CCAGCAGCGAATTTTACAATTGGATTCAATTGTTTCAGATACATTTGATCTCTTTGACTTAATGTTGGATTAAATCTCAATTCCTTAATTGAATCAATAGCTGCTCTTTGGAAACCAGCAGCCGCATACCAAATTTCTGCAACATTATCATTTCTTGGAATTAAGTAAGACATATGATAAATTGGTGAGAACCAAACATCCTCTCCAGTAAATGGATCAGACACTTTATTGAAGCATTCATAAAGTGCTACAAAGTAAGTATTATATGTATGACTATTAACTCGATCAGCTAAAGCTAAATTAACAGATGAGTTATCACCATTATCCAAAATACCAACACAATCCCTACGTGTTTGACACAAACTACTTATAGCAGTTTTAACATCTGTTGGATAACCAGCATCATAAACAAGCGTAAAATAAACATTTTCTGGATCCAAAATTGAGTCATCAATCAATCCAGAATAAGCTTGCTCAAGTAAAGTTTCAGCTTCAGAAGTATCTAAAGTTCCATCAGCACTTCTTAATGTACCTTCAGACCCTTTTCTCAATGGTTGTGGTTCTGAAGATGTAAAAGCTGAAGCAGCACTTGCATATGATTTCTTAATATAGTAGGTAATGGTTGAATTAACATCAAATGATGAAACACTTCCATTCCAACCTTGAGTTGCACCAGTTAGATCTCTAGATGGAAATACATTTACTTCTTCATTATCAACTCCACCTGAAGCACCTAACCAACCCCAGATTTCATTTCCCTTTCCATCTTTTGCTACAATAACATAACTAGAATTGCCTGTTTCTGGAGTTGTTTGCCAATCAGAAAAATCTTGCTTATTATCAGCAATTTTTGCAGTTCCAGTTGTTAAATCAACAGAAACTGTTCCAATTTCTTTATCATAATTTCTAGCAATTAAATTATAACCATCAGTATAATCACCATTTGATAAAGTCATACAAGCTCTCAAAACAGATGAATATGTTTCAAGAATCGAAACTATAAAAATTGAATCTCCAGCATTATCAACTGCATCTGGATTTAATGAAACATCAAATGATTCAATGATAACATCATCTCCATCAGATTGTTTTTCATAGATATCCAGAACATAAACTCCAGATAATGTTGGATTTGAATGTTCTGTTAATCTTATTCCAAGTGCGTTATAAAAATCTCCTCTTCCAATTGGATATAAGAATAAAATTGGTTGTGTATCACCAACAGTTTCTAAATTCGTTTCAATTTCATCATATGTATTTAAACTATCAACATAAGTAATTGAAATACTTGCTGTAGCGTCAGCAGCAGCTAATTGTGCATCTAATCTTATATTAGAATAAGTTGCATTTTCTGGTAAAAGTCTCATCCAATATAAAGCTCCAGATTCACCTAAGTGATTGTAGCCAATATATGGACCTTGACCAAAATTCTTTCCAAAATCTGTAATATTTGGTTCGCCCCATTCACTAATAAAATCAGCTCTAGAACCAACAAAAACTAGTTCATTATCTCTTCCTTTATTTGAGAATCCACATAAAAATCCAATTGTAGATGGAACGACCTGAACAAACGTAGACAGGTCAATAATTTTAGTGAAAACTCCTGGCGAAACATTTGCCATTAGCGTATCCTCCCTATTAATGTTTCTCTACTCTATTTTCAATTTTTTTCTAATTTATCAAATATCCTTTAAAACTTTTTTTAAAATAATTATTCTATTTATTTATAGATACGCTTTCAAACCTTTTAAAACAATTTTCTTTATAAATATAAATACCAGACAAAAAGTAATCTACGTTCATCTGTTTTAACTAATGATGGAAATGTTACTCTTGCAAATAAACTAAATGGTCCTGTTGATCCTGGATCATCATTTGGAGCTGTAAATAATCCAGCTTCACTCAACTGATTACCATTTGCATCATTAACCCCAATTGTAACTTCAACTTTAACTACTAAATATTTACCGTCATTTAATGTATCTTGTTCAAAAGTAACGTCATCAAATTTCTTTTTATAAAAACCAGTTTGTGGATAAAGTCCTCCAGAAACATGATAGTCTCCATATGATGCTGTCGAATCACTTATCATAACATTTGAATATAATGCTTCATCGTTATTAATTGGAGGTACTGGATCAAGCGGATCTGCAGGTCGTACACCACCATCTCCAACTCCAAACCAATATAAAACATCATCTCTTGTTGGAGTAACAAGATAAGGATTATCCAAATACACCAATCTTTGTGCTAATGTTTCTCGTCCTAAATAAACGACCAGATTACTTTTATGTATTATCTTCTTTTGCCCATCATCTGTAATTTCAAATACGTGAACCTCACCCTCTGGTTTTCTAGAATGAGATTTGTTTGTATTAACTTGGTCAACTAAACATTTATCTCCGTAGAAATCTCTAGCTTCTATAGTTGTGACCTTTGTTTTTTCCATAATTTAGTTTCCTTCTCTACAGTTAAAAATAAATACGACCTTTTCATTTATATTTTGTTCTTATTTTATTGCTCGTTTAGTTCCGACGAAAATAAGGTCATAGAGTCTCATGAAGCATATTTTTTCATCAAGACTCTATGACCTAGCAAATTACCTACACGAAAATATTTTTATCCTAAAAATGTACCACAGTTTGGACAAAATTTAAATGTTGATTTAGATTTTGTTCCACAACTTGGACAGGTTAGTTTATCTTTTACTGTAACTGGTTTTTCGACTTGCGAACCTGAATCAGCCATTCCTTTTAAATTAATAACAATAACTTTGCTTTGTTCAAGCTCACCAATTGTTCCATATCTAAAAGATTGATAACATTCAGAACCTTTTACAGTAATACCTTCATCATCTAATGGTTGACCCAATGACTCAATACCAAGAGAATCCATTTGAATATTATTACAACAATATGATATATTTTGTTCATCACCACCTGAGTTAGTTTCTGCAATAGATCTCATAACCCCGCCAGATGATCCATCTGAACCACATTTTGTCTTAGAATCCCAAGTATAAGTGAAACGTGGCCACCAATGATAATAGTCATAATGATGGTGGTGATGTTCATGTCTTTCAGTTATGATCTTTCTAATTTCAGGTTTCTCTTTCTCAAATGCAAACTCAACTCTAACCAAACCATCATCTACACGATCACCACGATGATCTTGAACCTCTTTAGTTTTTTGAATGAATTTGAATTTATTTCTAGCAACAGTTCCACTTAAGAACCCTTCTAATTCAGTACTAGAATTTGGTTCTAAAATTAACGAACTATAATCAAGAACATCTTGACCATCAATGTGAACTTTTACAGAAACCTTTCTTGAATTGAGATTTTTTAGAAGTAAAGAGTATTCACTTCCAAATGGTAGGTAAACAGCTCCATCCCTTATTCTCAGGATTTTGCCTTTGTGTTTTACTTCAACTACGAAATTATCCTTATACGTCATGATAGTTCCTCCTTTAACAGGTCATGGACTAAGACCTCAAAATTTTGTTTAAAGTCCATTGGTGTCTACCGTGCAGGTATTTATATATTGTTCTAACTATATATATTAATTAGTGATAAGATTTAATCCTAAAATTTTAATTATTTAAAAGGAGGTTATTTATGGTTATGAAAAACATCTGTGATCAATCAATTAGGGAAAAATTGGCGCAAGCTGCTACTGTGAGTCAACAAAAATTATTTCCACCTATACATATTGCTGCAACTGTTTATATTAATCATTGTTGGAATTGTGGTTGTATAATAGATTCGAGGGTTTGTAGAAGATCACAAACTCCTGGTATGGGTTATCACTGTAACACATGTGGAAAAGATTTGACAGAATGGAAAGGGAAATGTTACGGGAGATAAAAATGGTTCATAAAGATAAAAACAAACACAGCAAATCACTTAAACGTCTAGAAAAAAATTTAAAAAAGAAAGGGGTTGATATTGAAAAAATTCTTTTTAAGAAATTTGAAAATCTAAGACAAGATATTAACAAAGAACTTAAGGAGATATACAATGAGTGATCTATTTATTTGCTATTGTGATAAATGCGCAAAGAAGAATGAATTTCCGATAGTAGAAGAGAAAGTTAAAGATTCTTGTGCATTTTGTCGTTTCACTGGTCCGGTTAATAAAGAGGTTAAGGAAAATTTAGTTGATATGTCAGATTTTAATGTAGACTCCTGGTCTGGAGGAGGTTTTAGGGTTCTGCAAAAAACTCCATTTCCAGTTAAACAATCACATGACAAATTATATCCCCATTTGCCCCGAAGAATGATCAGTGATAAATGTTTAATATTCTACGACAAAAACTTTTTAATTATAGCAAATCCAAAAACAGGTCAACAAATTCAGATTGATTTCTACAATGGAGAGTCAACTGAATAGTTGAAAAGAATGGGGTGACGAGATTTCTCAGGCGACCACCCGGGAACCCCTCGTCGGCGATTGGTTCACCCCATTCTTTTTTTGCTTAAATTTCTTTTCCGTAATACTTACCATTCCACATAAATGAACCATCAATAATTATTATTGTATAAAGATTGAAATATCCAGTGGCAGGTAAATGCTCAACAATACCAAAACCATTTATCCAAAAATTTGGTGCATTCTTTTTATAATCTGGTCTGATATTACATAAACATGGTAAGGCAGTAGCCATATGATAACCTTTACGGTCTACTGGAGAAACTTTAGCAAATAATTGGGGATTATGAACATGTGCGTAAACAACATTACCTTCAAATGCATCAACTGTTTTTGCTGCATGATATTTATTCCAATAATAACCGTGTATTACATTGAGTTTTCCAATTTTATAAATACCATTAAATGGGATAATTTTATACCCTCGTTCAGTTAATTGAAGGTTTCTGTCAATATCAATAATATTTTCTAACTCTGGATTTTGTTCAATATACCAATCAACTCTTTTCTCGTGGTTACCAATCATAAAAACTCGATCTGTATCTGGACCAGTAATCTTTTCATGAAGCTGAAGTATATCCTTATCAAAGTTTTTATAATCTTTTAACAATCTTTGTCCTTCTTTTAATAAAGGTTTTCTTTTATTCCATGCTGAAATACAATCAAGAGACATTTGATCTCCCATATAAACTAATTCATGAGGTTGATAATCCACCATGAACTCACCAACTGCATCCATTACCCTATCATCATAATGTGGATAATGAATATCAGGAAGCAAAATAGATTTTTGTATTTCAAACATGTCAATATCTTTAGATGTTTTAAATTTACATCTATTAGTAAACGAACCTGCATATTTGCTTACGGTTCTTTCAGAACATCCAACAATTCTAGCTATTTCTCTATTATTCAAAAGAGTAGTTTTGCCTAATTGTATAATCTGCTCCTTAAAAGTTTTTGCCATTAAAAGAATTCTCCTCCTCTTAAATTTAATTTTATAAATATATACACAAGTTTATATTTTGTTCTAAAAATGAAAGTTATTTACTTGAGTGAAATGATTAGATTTGGACTAAAATCAATGAGTTATAATCTAGGATAGGTGAGGCAGGTATCTGAATTAAGGTAATAGGATTCCAAATCCATCCTCTTGTAAGATTTTTGAATTAGGATCAAGTGGGAAAGTCTCTTGCATTAGATAAGCCTCTGGCGGTTGAACAGTTATAAAGACCAGATCAAAACCATGTGTACAGTCAAAGGTACCATCTTTATCAAAATCTCTAAAACCAGAAGACTGATATATATTTATTGCTGTACCATCACAACCTGTAAGAGCTATTGGTGTTGTTGAATCACTTGGATAATATAATTCTGTTCGTGTTGAATCGCAACCAGATAGAACCTCCGTAACTACAAATGCAGAACTGTCGGATGGGCATCTTAAACGATCATGCACAATTTCTGTTTGATCAATACGCATATTCTTTTCAACAACTGCACCATAATCGTATGCTGAACCACAATCATATGTATCTCTACAATAATACGATGCCCCAGAAGTTGTATCTGTACAAACTATTTGACTATATACTTTCCAATATGTCGCCCAATCAGCTCCCGTTGGTGGTTTTGTACCAACACCAGAGAGATGGCTTTTTATACAAATATATTGATTGTTATTTTTATCTGGTATCACATCATTAATTGCATATACTAAACCACTAGTCCAAAGTCCTTTCCATGTTACTGAACTAGTTGAATCATAGATAATTTCTCTATGACATTCAGTTGTTCCAGTAGTACATTCATCACATCTAATTATACAAGTTGCGTCTTCATTACAATAACTATCTTCTGAACAACATGGTATACTATCTCCAGTCAAAAAATCATGAAAGTCTAAAGAAGCATCAATTGACATTTGATCTTCAATAAGAATACTATTAAATAATCTATTTCTGATTTGAAGAGATTCTAATAACAATAATCTTGCTCTAATAGGTTTAAAAAAGTCAATAACAGGCTCTAAATCTTTAAAGAATTCTTGAATTCCAAATAGGATATAACCAAAGTTCAAGAATCCTAAACCAATATTATTTCTAACCCAGATAGCGACATCTTTGAATAATGAATATAGAACATCATAAGGAGTACCAGAAGCATCTAATTGCGCTTTAATATCAGGTGCAATTGAGTTTAGATAGTATTCCGGACTATTTCTATCAACCAAAAAATTATCTGGAATTAATCTTGTAAATAAATCATAATATTGAGCTAATTTTTCTTCTCGGTCAGAACGACTAGTTGGAACTGAAGTTATTAGATTGAACTCAGTTATTATATCTACAGAACTAGTATTGGTTCCGTCATAACAAAGATATCCCGCTCCGTCTGGTCTTGGTAATGGTGGATCAAAACCAACATTGAAAAGCTTATTAAACATATATAAAGTAGAAAGATATAATTCTAAAAGAGTTCTAACTTCTTTAATATATGTTATCTCAGCATTTGCTTCTGGAAGGTCACCTGTAGAAAGATAGTAATCATATTGGTCTTGAACTTTTCTAGATAATATAGCAACTTCTGCACCTTCAAGATCTACAAGAGGTTGAATACCTATATATGGAGTTTTACTTGGAAGATTAATTTTAAGATCTCTATTTAGTTGTAAAATTTGTTCATGTGTATATAACCAATGAGGATCTCCAGAAGTCAAATTAGGATATGGAAATTGAATAATAGTTGGATCTATTGACGTACCAGCAACAGCTTTACCTTCAAAAAATAATGTACTTTGATCTTGGAGTTTTATAAAAAATTCGTATAT